CAGCGCGATCCACGCCCGGTTGCACGAGTCCCAAAAGCGGGTGCTGATGGTGTTGCAGCGCATCAACCGCTGGTACCTCGATGAAATGGTGATGCACGACGTTCCGGCGGAACTCGAGGTGAAACGCGAGGACTTCAATCGGAATTCGGACGTGATTCCGGTGTCGGATCCGCATATCTTCTCCGAAACGCAACGCATGGCGCAGAACCAAGCGGTGCTGGCGCTGATGGACAAGAACCCGGATCTTTTCGATCGACGCGCGGTGGTCCACCGGGTGTTGAAGCAGATGAAAGTGCCGAACATCACCGAAATCATGCCTGCCGTGGCCGAGCCGATGGAGATCAATGCGGCAGAAGAAAACGGGGCAATGTCGATCGGACGAGCCGCGTTTGCGTACCCGCACCAAAACCATCTGGCGCACATCCAAGCGCACCTGGATTTCGCGATGAACCCGATGCTGGGTGCGAACCCGATGATCGCCCCGACCTTCATGCCGATGCTTGTGGAGCATATCAAGCAACACGTGATCCTTTGGTACTTGGGCCACATGAACGGCTACGTCGAGAAGGCGCTCGGCAAGAAGCCCGACGATTACGACGTTGCCGGAATCACCGGGGAGGTGGACAAGCTTTACGCGTTGGCCTCGCAGCACGTGATGATGGACAGCAAAGACGCTTTCGCCCGGGTTGCACCGGTGATTCAGCAAATCCAGCAGGTGTTGCAGCAGTTGAAACCGAAGCCCCCGATGGACGGCGGAGACCAAGTCATTCTCGAGACCTCGATGGCCGAAACGCAACGTCGGGCCGAGAACGATAAGGCGCGGCTGGCGCTGGACGCCGAGAAGGTCAAGCTCGACGCGTTGGCCAAGAATCGCCAGCAGCAGATCGACATTGCGCTCAACGCCAGCGATAACCTGACCGAAGAGCGAATCAAGTCCGCAGAACTTACGCACGATGCGCAAAGACTGCAAACCGAGCAGCTCGAAACTGCTCTCACCGCGCAGGAAAGCGCACAACGTGCACTAGGAGGCACAAATGGCTAATACCTCGTACGAAATTAACGCGTCGAAAGTAAACGTCCCCTACCACAAGCGGATCGCGATGGGCGAGAAGCTCGACGGTTCGTCCCTGCAGTCGAAGGGTAGCACCGAGGCCCCCGCTAAGAAGTCGACGGGTGGGGCGCTGTCTTCGATGAAAAAGAAGTAAAGCATGCGTTACGTCTCGGACTTCGTCGAGGCTCTGAAGTACGAGCAGCAACGCTTGCGCGATGCAATGGCCGCAGGATCTCCTGCGACTTTTGAGGCCTACCAACGCCTAGTTGGCCAAAATCAAGGGCTTGAAAAAGCTCTGGATATCTTAAATAATCTTTTAATGGAAGAGGATTCCGATGACTGATATACCGGAGGCTTCGAATGAAGTCGCTTTGCGGGAAGCATTTCCTGCTGTTGATCCCGGTGCTGTACCCGTAGGCGGTCGTATTTTGGTCCAGTGGCGTCAAACCCGCAAGACCGTGACCTCTGCTGGGCTACTTATCGTGGAAGAAACGAAAGAGACCGAGAAGTGGAACAATCAAGTCGCGAAGGTGATAGCGATTGGACCGCTGGCATTTCGGAAGCGCGATACACTCGAACCCTGGCCGGAAGGCAATTGGGTGGAGGTGGGCGACTTCGTCCGAATGCCAAAATGGGGTGGTGACCGGTGGGAAGTCGTGTACGGCGACCCGAAGCTCGGTGAAACCGCATTGTTCTCGATCTTCAATGACCACGAAGTGATCTCCAAGGTCACGGGTGACCCCTTGAAAGTGAGGGCCTTCCTATGAATCCGACCGAAAAAGCGGAGATGCAGGTCTCCGAAGCTCCAGACGGCTCGGCCATCGTCGAGATGGTAGCGCCGCAGGAGATAAACACCGAGCAGAAGCTCGAGCAAATCGGGGTGCAAAATGGCTTCGAGCGTGCAAACGCCAACACCAATGCGGATTCGGACGACGGTGATGATGGTGATGTCGATCCGGAAAGAGAAGCAATTCGGGCGGCGAGGCGTGAAGAGCGGCACCTTAAAAAGCGCTTGACCAAAGCGAAGATCGAGGAGTCAAGTCACGTCATTAATTCGCTGCGCCGCGAGAACGAGCGAATGGCCGAACGGCTGGCGGTCCTCGAACGAAAGACTGCGGGATCGGACCTTGCGCGACTCGACAAAGCGATCGAGGACTCGCAGGTGCGGATGACGTACGCCAAGATGAAGATCAAAGAGGCGACCGAGCAGGCGGACGGTGCGGGTCTGGCCGAAGCCCAAGAAGCGTGGTACGAGGCGAGGCGGCAAGCGGAAGCGCTCGAGGCGCTGAAGCGTAAAGCGGTGGAATCCGGTCCGAGTTCGAATGTGCCGCAAGCGCCGGATCCGACGCTCAAAAAGCACGCCTCGAATTGGATGGCTCGGAACGACTGGTACGACCCCAACGGGCGGGATATGGACTCGCAGATCACCACCAAGATCGATGAGCAGTTGACCAAAGAGGGCTGGGATCCGAAGACCCCCGATTACTGGGAGGAGCTGGATAATAGATTGACAAAATACCTGCCTCACAGGTACAATTCGTCCAACGATGACCGTTCGTCATCCAATCGGAGACCTCGTTCGGTGGTTACTGGCTCAGGTAGAGAATCAGCACACGGCAATCGCAACGATAGCAATGCAGGGTTCCACTTGTCGCCAGAGCGAGTATTAGCGATCAAAGAAGCGGGTAGGTGGGATAACCTCGCCGAGCGCAAGAAAATGATCCAAAAATACATGGAATATGACCGCATGCACGGAACAAGGAATAACTGAAATGAGAGACGAACGACTCAAAAAGAATCTTTCGGCAGGTGGCCGTGAGTCCCGCGCAGTGCAGGACGGAAGACAGTCAGCTGACGAGAGCTTGGCAAGCAGCCGCGAACGTCGTAGGATGTTCAGAGACGAGTGGATTCAAGAATCCCTCCCCAAACCACCCGGAATTCCGGGATTTCATCTGTGTTGGCTATCCTCCACCAACGGCTACGATCCAATCCACAAGCGATTGCGGATGGGTTACACGCCGGTAAAACCCGAGGAAGTTCCTGGCTTTGAGAATTACCGAGTAAAAGCAGGGGAACACGAAGGCTTTATCGCTTGTAACGAAATGCTACTGTACAAGATCCCGGAAGAGATTTATCAAGGGATCATGGAAGAATTTCACCACTATGCTCCTCAGGACGAAGCGGACAAAATCCGAATTCAGGCTGAGCAGCAATTGGGTCGAGATTCGCGCGGTAGATCTCTCGGCAGTCTCGAAGGTGATGGCATTGCCTCCATGGATGAAGAACGTCCCGTTCCAGTGTTTAACTGACGGATACTTTATTTAGGAGATATCGATGTCTGCAACATCTGCTCCGTTTGGCTTGCGTCCAGCATTTCACCCGTCGGGTCTGGACAGAGCTGCCGCGCTTGCCAACGGTATTCAGGCCGTTTCCACTTCCGGAAACGTTTCTTTAGGTTATGCCACCACCATTCTCAAGGGTCAGCCCGTGAAAATGAACACCGGTGGTTACATCGTGGTCGCTGCCGCTGGTGACGCCTTCTTGGGCGCTTTCGCCGGTGTCGAGTGGACCGATTCTACCGGTCGTCGCCGGGTTTCGAATTACTGGCCAGCCAGTGAATCGTTCCAGGTAGGCTCGGTCGTCGCTTATTATTACCAGGACCCCAACATCGTGTACGAGATTCAGTCTGACGGCACCCTTGCCCAGACCTCGATCGGTGATGAGGCTGACCTGAGCAATACTACGGCGGGTTCCACCACCACGGGTCTCTCGCAGTGCACACTGTCCAACACGCTCGCCGGTTCCGGTAACAACGCACAAATGCGTATTATCGACATCGCGCCGTACCCGGACAATGCCTGGGGCGACAATTTCGTCATCGTACGTGCTCAGATTTCGAAGAGCCAGTACGTTGCCGCTTCTAACGCTATCTAAGGAGGGCTAAGAAATGGCAGCCCCGATGCGCAGTACCGACTTTCGGTCGATAGTCGAGCCTATCCTTAACGAATGCTTCGACGGTATTTACGAGCAACGCAAGGACGAGTGGTCGAGAGTCTTCCGCGAGGAACAAGGCATTCCTCGTAATTACCACGAAGAACCAGTCCTGTACGGATTTGGTGCCGCACCCCAACTGCCTGATGGCACTCCGGTGACCTATCAGCAGGGCGGCGTGCTCTTCCTGAAGCGCTACGTGTACAACGTTTATGGCTTGGCCTTCGCGTTGACCAAAGTGCTCGTGGAAGACGGCGACCACATCCGGATCGGTCAGGTTTACGCCAAGCACCTCGCACAGTCTTTAATCGAGACCAAAGAGACGCTTTCGGCGAACGTGCTTAACCGTGCTTTCAACAGTTCCTACCCAGGTGGTGATGGTGTGTCGCTTATCAACACATCGCACCCGATCGTTAACGGTACCTTTAGTAACCAGTTGACGACCGCTGCAAACCTTTCGCAGACCTCGCTTGAGCAGATGTTGATCCAGGTCCGTCAGGCCGTGGACAACAACGGCAAGAAGATCCGCCTCGTGCCTCGCCAGTTGGTGGTCGCACCCGGTAACGTCTTCCAGGCCGAAGTGTTGCTCAAGTCCGTGCTCCGCGCAGGTACCGCGAACAACGACATCAACCCCGTCAAATCCATTGGATTGCTCGACGAGGGTGCAGCCGTTCTTTCGCGTCTTACCTCCGCTACCGCTTGGTGGGTGCAGACCGATGCTCCGGAAGGCATGAAGCTCATGATGCGTCGTGCGCTTGAGAAGACGATGGAAGGTGACTTCGAAACTGACTCGATGCGCTACAAGGCGACCGAGCGTTACGACGTCGGCTTCACCGATCCTCGGGCGATGTACGGCACTCCTGGCGTCTAAACCGTGGGGGGACTTTGGTTCCCCTCCTTCTAGGAGAGTCTAAATGGCGTACGATAATGAAGTAACCAATATCGCGGGGGTATTGTCCGCGATCACCGCCACATTCGACTATACCAGCACGACCGTGACTATTGGCACTATCCCTGCCGGTGCTCAGATCGTAGATATCAATATTGATATCACTACCGCGTTTAACGCGGCTGGTAACGACGAAGTGACGGTGGGTAAGACTGGATCGGCTGCGGCTTACGTCACTGCGACGAGTGTAGCTTCGGCTGGTCGTGCTTCGGTGGCCACCACCGGTGTGTACAGTGCATGGGCGAACGTTGGGACGAGCGACGTGGATTACGCGACGCTGACCTACGCTTACACCAGCACCGCACCCTCCGCTGGCGCAGGTCGTGTGACGATCGTTTACAAGTCCTTCACATAAGGGGGCATCATGGGCCAATTTAAACCAATGGTCAAAATGATGACTACCGAGCCTTCGGTCATGTTGAAGCTGAAGAGCGGCGGATCCGCCACTCATAAGCGGATGATGAAAGAAGGGGGCGAAATGGGTCACAAGCCCATGGGAAAAGCGATCGGTGGCGCGATGGGCGCTTTAGCGGGTTCTCCCCCTCCGACCACCCCAATGGGAAATCCAGCAGCAGCTAGGGCAATGGCTACTCGCCGTATGGCGAAGATGCCTGCTCCAGCAGCGGCTGCAGTACCCAAAGTAGGACCGGCTCCAGCACCGGCGATGCCAATGGGTCGTCCAATGATGCGCAAGAAGGGTGGCGCATTAGAGGCACTCAAGGCACACGCAGGTAAGCCTGCATCGAAAGCTCACAAGGGTCTCAAGACTGGCGGTATCGCGAAGTCTACGAAGCCCGGGGAGTATGCGACAGGTGGTGTAGTAGACGGTCAAGGTGGCTTTAAAAACGGCGGGATCATCAAGACGATGACCAAGAAGACGACGAAGGTGGTTGAGGCAAAACCCGACCATAATTCTGCGCCTACTGGTGACGTCAAGATGGGTAACGCCGGTGGCTACAAGAAAGGTGGTGCTGCAAAAAAGCATTTTGCTACGGGGGGCGTAGTTGATTCGGGCCGACCCGTAGCGATGCCGAAAAAGGCTCCTTCTCAACCCGTTGCGATTTCCCAGCTTTCCGGGACTTTCAAGAAGGGTGGTAAGGTAGCTTGTTAATAGTCGGGGGCTTCGGCCCCCACTAATATTTGGGGATTGGTGTGAGAGTTCAAACAGTTTCTAAAACTGGTGTCGGGTCCAGCGACTCTATCGTCATGAATACTAACATCAGCCCATTCAACGTCGGTTTCGGCGTTATAGTCTCGGGCACGGTGAATTATACGGTGCAGCATTCTTTTGATGATCCTTCGGGTACGATAAGTACTTGGTTCAGTCATCCCACGGTAGCGAGTCAAGCGGCGAACGCCGACGGAAATTACGCGTTTCCGGTAACCGCGATTAAGGTCCTCGTCAATTCTGGATCTGGTACTGCGACGCTTAAGTTAATCCAAGCAGGAATTTAATGCCACCCGTAGGTTATTCCGACGTAGCTAATCAGGCGAACACTTCGGACGGGTTTGCCTCGGGGGTTGGTGCACAGAACGTCATTGGCGGTACTGATTTTGGTCTTGATGTGGGCGACGACGGGGTGGTGGACGTTTATGGTGGAACTCCGGTGACCACATTTTACATTCTTGATGAGACGAGTCCTGGCTATGTTCTTCAAGAAGACGACAGCAAAATTGTCTTGGAGGCCTCGTAATGGCTGATCAAAAAATTTCGGCAATGCCGAGTGCAGCTACTTTGACTGGAGCGGAGTTAATCCCCATGGTTCAAAGTGGCGCCAATGTCCAAGCCACGCTCGATGTTCTGAGGCAATATGACGCAAGCTATGGCGGGTTTAGTAGCACGCTGGACCAGACCGGCAGCATTTCTGTTGGGACGGCTATGACCTACAACACGGTCGATATCGCCGACGGGATTACTGTTGCGAGTAACAGCAGGATCACGGTACCCAGGACTGGCATTTATAACCTGCAGTTCAGTGCACAGTTCAAAAACGTCGAGAACACGCAGGAGGATGTAACTATTTGGTTTCGCGTAAATGGCGCGGATCTCGCGAATTCGGCTACTCAGACTACGATCCCAGCTAGGAAAAGTGCAAGCATTTTTGGTTATGGCGTGACGGCCTGGAACATCTTCTTGAGTCTTACTGCTGGCCAATACGTCGAGATCATCTGGCTACCGACGGTGGCTACGCTGACTATGGAGCATTTGCCTGCAAGCGTTTCGCCTGCTTACCCAGCGATCCCATCGGTGATTGCTACTATGGTGCAGGTGTCATAATGCCAGCAAAGTCCAAGGCTCAATTTCGACTAATGAAAGCTGCGGAGCACAACCCCGCGTTCGCCAAAAAAGTCGGAATTTCGCCTTCGACTGCCGCCGAGTATACTTCGTCTAATGTGAAAGGTAAGTCTTATGGCAAGCTTCCTGAAAGAAAGGCTAAGGGAGGTGTTGCACTGGCTGTCGGACGCGGTGAAAAGTTACCGACATCTGAAGGCGCAGGACTCACTGCGAAAGGCCGAGCCAAATACAACCGGGAAACCGGATCGAACCTGAAAGCCCCGCAGCCTCAGGGGGGTTCACGCAAGGATAGTTTCTGTGCTAGAATGTCGGGTGTCGTGAAGAACGCATCGGGTGATGCACCACGAGCCAAGGCAAGTCTCCGCAGGTGGAAATGCCCCGGATGGTAAAGGACTTTCATGACGACTTCGGGTACAGTCGGCACCACAATAGTAACGGTTCAAGAGTTCATAGACGAGGGTGCTCGCAAGTGCGGTAAACTCGCGGAAGAGCTTACCAATGAACAGACTCGATCGGCCAAGCAGAATCTCACCTTTCTGCTCTCGGCGCTGATAAACAAAGGCATTCAGTATTGGGCGATCGACAAGATCGTGATCGGCCTCAAGCCTGACCAGTACCAGTACGAATTACCGTTAGGTTCGAATGACGCGCTCAACGTGCTTTACCGCACGATGAATCGACCCTCGGGTACATACGCGACTTCGGCGGGTGGGACAGTGGCTTTTGCTTTTGATAGTGATACAAGTACTTACTGCCAGCAAACGTCGACGAATGGTAACATCTCGGTTCAGTACGGGTCGGGGAACCCCCAGTACATAGGCTCCATTGGACTTCTCCCTTATGTTTCAGGGGGTGGTGATGCGGTTTGGACGCTGATCCTTGAATACTCGAACGATCTCGGAGTGACTTGGAATACGCTCGAAGACCTGGGGACCGTGACCGTCACCGATAATCAGTGGCTCTGGACCGATATAGATCCAGGGCAGGATGTCACCGGATACCGCGTCCGGGCCTCCGGAGGTACCACGCTTGCACTCAGAGAGTTCTACCTGGGTAACAATAGCCGAGAGATTCAGATGGCCCGTCTGAACCGCGACGACTACACGAACTTGCCCAATAAGAACTTCACCGCGAACCAGCCCTACCAGTATTGGTTTGATCGTACGATCCCGAAGCCCACGCTTTACTTGTGGCCAACGCCGAGCGATGCTTTTATCCAGATGACCGTCTGGTACTCGCGGCTCGTCCAGGACGTAGGTAAGCTTTCGAACACGCTCGAGATCCCCGATCGGTGGTGCTTGGCCATTCAGTACATGCTCGCGCAGCATATGTCGCTTTCGCTCCCTGGAGTCGCCGTAGACCGTGCGAAGTACCTGAAAGAACTCGCCGACCAGTATTTTAACGAGGCCGAGCAGGAAGAGCGCGACAAGTCCCCGATTTATTGGGCACCAAACATCGCCGTGTACACACGATAATGCCGATCTTTCTCGATACCACCGGTAACTCCTCGCTGGCTATCGCGATTTGCGATCGATGCAAGATGAAACGTTACTACTCGGTCATGCGTAAGGACCCGAATTTTCCGGGACTTCGAGTCTGCGACCAGGGTTGCGCTGACCAGTTCGACCCCTACCGATTACCAGCCAGAAAGACCGAGCGGATAAACCTGCGTTTTCCTCGCCCAGACGAATCGGTGGCGGATACGAACGAATATTTGGTTACTAGCACAGGGAACAATCTGCAAATTTCTTCTACGCAGAATAACAACACCCCGGGTAATAACGGAAATATCAACCCCTTGACTCCGAGCACCTGATATGGCCGCACAAATCTCAATTAATCAGCTGCCTCCAGCAGGTGCTATCACAGGCTCGGAAATCGTTCCGGTCGTACAGAATGGTCAAACCGTTCAGACTACCACGGGTGCGATAGCTGCTACACCCAGTCAAACGCAAACGTTCCTGACCGTAAATCAGGAGCTTTCATTATCAAACAGTCGTTACTTCGCGGTAAACACCGGACTTGGGTTAACCGACGGTGGGGCGCTTTCTTTTTTGCGATTATCACTGAACGGTGCTTCTGGATCGCTCGAGGCTGCAGGTGCAGGGATTATCGTAAAATCCGGGGCTTCTACCATTGTCGCACGCCAAATAGCGACTTCAGGCGCAGGACTCACAATCGCCAATGCCGATGGGACTGGGGCGAATCCTACACTTTCGCTTTCAGGTCTCGCTGCGGCTTTCGCGAATCTTGGTGGTTCGGGAATTCCTTTCGTCAACGCAGGTACCACCGCTGGACTTCGGTTAATCGCGGGGACCGCGAATCAGATAGACGTTACCAACGGAAATGGGGTATCCGGAAACCCCACTCTCGCCATTGCTACAGATCCGGTGATTCCGGGTACGGGATCAATACAAGTGCCCAAGGGTACTACGGCGCAAAGACCCGGCGGTATTGATGGCCAGTTCCGTTTTAATGCGGACCTGTCCCAGTTTGAAGGCTATACCTCGGGGTCTTGGCAGCAGTTTTCATTAGCCGGAGGCGTCTTATCTTTTAGCGCGGGTGCTACCGGCTTCACTCCGTCCACGCCAACCAACGGTAACATTGTTCTAGCTGGCACCCTGAACGTGAGTAGCGGAGGTACAGGTACCAATACGTTAACGGGCTATGTAAAGGGCACCGGCACTACCGCGATGACTGCAAGTGCGACCATCCCCAACACGGACATTACCGGCCTGGGGACGATGTCCACGCAGAATTCGGGCTCGGTCTCTATTGCCGGCGGCTCGATCGCAGCGACGATCTCGGGTTCTACGATTGATAACTCGATCATTGGCGGGTCGACCCCTGTTGCGGGTACGTTTACCTCAGTCACGACCACGACGGGCACGATTAGTACCACCCCAACGAACGCAACCGACATCGTTAACAAGTCGTATGTCGACACGATTGCGGCCTCTGGCATCACTTATCACACGCCAGTCAAGTACGAAGCGCCAAGCGCACTGACCGCGACTTATAACAACGGCACTGCAGGCGTCGGAGCCACGCTTACCAACGCAGGCACCCTGGCGGCTTTTGCGCCCGACGGCGTTACAGCTTCGGTAAACGATCGAATCCTGGTTTATAACCAAGCCGCCCCTGCCCAAAACGGCGTTTACACGGTCACCACGGTCGGTAGTGGATCGATCGCTTGGGTACTCACTCGTGCGACTGACGCTGACTCTTACGGCCTCAAGGACCCCAACGCACTTGGCGAAGGCGATGCTTTCTTCGTCACCTCGGGGCTTACCGGCGCGGGTGAAACTTACGTTTGCAACACCTCGGGGACGATCACTTTCGGCACGACTGCGATCACCTTTGTGCAGGTGTCGTCTGCGCAGATTTACAGCGCGGGAACGGGTCTTACGCTTGCCGGTACGCAGTTCAGCATTACTAATACCGGGGTTACCGCGAACTCCTATGGCGGTGCGGCTACGGTTCCGACCTTTACAGTCAACGCTCAAGGGCAGCTAACCCTTGCGACTGACGTGTCGATTGCAATCACTTCCGGGCAGGTTTCAGGCCTTGCAGCGTCGGCCACAACGGATACGACCAACGCCTCGAACATCTCCTCAGGAACACTCAACACGGCGCGTCTTACGGGCTCTTATACTGGCATCACGGGCGTTGGAACCCTGACGGCAGGAACCTGGAATGCCACAACGATCGGTATCGGGTACGGCGGCACTGGAGTTACAGGAACGCCCACTAACGGCCAGCTTTTAATCGGTAACGGCTCGGGCTACACGCTCAACACGCTAACGGCCGGAACTAATGTCAGCATCAGCAATACGGCAGGCGGCATTACGATTTCCGCCACCCCTTCTTTTGGCGGTACGGTTACTTCGGTCTCTGCCGATGGCGGCACGACGGGCCTGACGTTCTCTGGAGGCCCGATCACTACAAGCGGAACCCTAACACTAGGTGGTACGCTTGTGGTCTCCAATGGCGGCACCGGGGCCGCTACTTTAACGGGTTACGTTAAGGGTAACGGTACTTCAGCCTTCACAGCCTCGGCCAGTATCCCCAACACGGACATCTCGGGTTTGGGTACCATGTCGACGCAAAACGCAAGCAGTGTGGCGATCACGGGCGGTACGATTGATGGCACAACGATCGGTGCAACCACGGCAGCGGCAGGTACGTTTACGACAGTGACCGCAACAACAGGTATTTATGGAGGTGCCTTCTAATGGCCCAGTCAGGTTATACCCCAATCCTCATTTATGGCAGCGGAACTGCTTCGGCGGTACCTACGGCAGGCAATCTCACGTCTTCTTCAAACGGCGCCGAACTGGCGTTGAATTACGCAGACGGCAAACTTTATTTCAAGAATTCATCGGGCGTTGTCACGCTACTTGCAAGCTCCGCAACTGCTGGAGGGACCTCCCCCGGTGGCTCCACCACGCAAGTTCAGTACAACAATGCTGGTGCGTTTGCTGGATCTTCAAACCTTACTTTTGATGGCACGAACTTAACATCAGGCGGTACGGTAACCGCTACCAAACTCATTCCCACAGGTAATGTCACTGCGGGTAATGGCATGTATTTGCCAACGACCAATACGCTTGCTTTTAGTACTGATGGCTCCGAGCGGATGCGTATTCTCTCGGGCGGTAAGGTGCTGATCAATGCTACGACAGATCGTGATAAATGGGATAACTCAACAATTGGTTCAAATTTACTTCAAGTTGAAAGATCTGTTAGCGGGGGCAATAGCAGCATATCTATAGCAACTAACCCCGGAACATCTGCTGATGTTTTTTCTTTATTATTTCTTGGACGAAGCCGTGGAACTGCTAATAACGATTACACTGCCGTTGCTTCAGGTGATGGATTAGGCGCTATTAGTTTCCAAGGCGCAGACGGAACCGAATTTGTAGAGGCCGCAAGTATTCGTGGGCATGTAGATGGAACCCCCGGCGCAAATGATATGCCGGGACGGTTAATGTTCTTTACGACACCCGATGGTTCTGCCACTTCAACCGAGCGGATGCGTATCGACTCCTCGGGCAACTTGCTGGTTGGGACCACCTCTGCCGTCACAGGCAGCAAGCTGGTTGTAGACACGGGTGATGCGACGATCTACGGAGTCCGGGTAGGCCGTGGCGCAGGTGCTGTGTCCACCAACACTGCGGTGGGTTATCAAGCCCTCAACGCCAACACCACTGGCGCAGGCAACACCACTGTTGGTTATCAAGCCGGTAATGCAAACCAAACAAATTCATACTTTGTAGCGATTGGCTATCAAGCAGGGTTAAACAACAAGGCTAGTGATAGTTTGTTTGTTGGCGCATTTGCTGGACAAGCAAACACAACCGGCACATTTAATCATGCAGTAGGATACGCTGCCCTCTACAACAATACCACTGGCCCAAGCAATACCGCTGTTGGTTATCAAGCAGCTTCCGGCAACACTACAGGTGGTTATAACGTCGCTCTTGGTTTTCAAGCGGCTTCCACCAACAGTACAGGTAATTCAAATGTTGCCGTTGGTTACGCTGCCTTACGGTATAACACGGCGTCTGCGAATGTCGCTGTTGGACGTACAGCATTAGGCAGTAACAACACTGGCGTCAATAACGTCGCTTTTGGTACAGAGGATAGTAATACCGGATACGCAGCGCTTCATTCAAACACCACCGGTTCTTATAACGTAGCTATCGGGAACGCTTCACTTCGTGCCAACAGCACCGGCAATTACAACGTCGCAGTTGGCCATGAGGCACTTCGAGTCACCACCTCCTCCAACAACACCGCTGTCGGTCATCAAGCGCTTATCGACAACACCACTGGCGCAAACAACACCGCTGTTGGTTATCAGACTCTCGCCGCCAACACCACCGCCTCTAACAACACAGCAGTTGGTTATGCGACGTTGGATGCAAATACGACGGGGTTGGATAACGCTGCTGTTGGTTTTAACGCTCTCGGCGCTAACACAACGGGTAACTACAACGCTGCTTTTGGGGCACGTTCCGTACAAAACAATACGACTGGAGAATACAACACCGGTATTGGTCGATCAGCGATGTCTAGCAACACCACTGGTAGTGGCAACACTGCTCTTGGATATGATGCGCTTCAAGCTAATAGCACCGCAAACAACAACACAGCAATCGGCTTTCAAGCCCTCTTCGCCAACACCACCGGCGCAAATAACACGGCTGTTGGGTATGGCGCTTTGGATTCAAACACTACCGGAGCTTGGAATGCTGTATTGGGTAGTCAAGCACTTCAAGCAAATACCACTGGAGTTTGCAACACAGCAATTGGAGGATACGCGCTCTACAACTGCACTACGGGAAGCAGCAATATTCAAGTCGGCGGTTTGGAAGGCGCAGGCATTAACTACAACCCTGTGTTCAACGTCACGACCGAAAATAACCGGTTGGTGATGGGGCATACGGCGATCACCAACGCCTACGTTCAAGTTGCATGGACAGTTGTTTCAGACGCAAGAGACAAAACAAATATCCAACCCGTACCGCATGGTCTTGGGTTTATCAATCAACTTAACCCCGTGTCGTTTCAATTCAAAACATCAAGAGAAGATGAAACGCCAAACGGAAACAAACGGTACGGTTTTTTAGCGCAAGACATTCTTGCTCTTGAAGGCGATGATCCGGTCATTATTGACACAGAAGTCCCTGAAAAGCTGAAATACCAAGGCGAG